TCAACCTGGAGACCTAAATTACCAGTGCTTTGCCATAATGCTACTCCAGTACGACCTTGGATGTTGATAGTAGTAGCAGTGTTTCCGATATCGTTATCATCATTTCTGATATACGTTTCACCGCTCGAACCAAATACTTTTAGATAATTAGCTTGAGTGCCTCCTACTGCAAGGCGAACTTCTCCAGTACCACCCAGCTGTTCAATTTTAACAACACCATCGATATCAATACCATCATCAATTAATAGTGTTGGATTTGCAGCACCCTGGTAATAGAATCTAGTAGAACCAAAAGGACTGAAGATTACTTGATCTTGGTATTGTGTGTTTACGCTGTCATACCATCTGACATGGAAACCAACCTCACTCTCCAGTCTCAATTCTGAATCTTCATTTCTATAATAGAGACTAGCATCTTCGTTTGTGCCGAAATAAGCGCGTCTATCGTCTTTCATGTGTAGAGAGGTAGCCTCTACATCTTCAAATAGTGCGTTGCCTGTATTGAATATTGAGAATGTAGGAGCACCGCCAGCGTTATTAATAATAGAGTTGCAAGTAATATCAGTAGAGACATCAAGATCTCCTAAAACTGATGCACCAGTAGCAGAAGTCCCAAATTGCTTGGTGCCATCATGGTACAGTTCAACAGGTCCATCCTTCAAGAATGTGGCATACAATTCACTAGTATCAGTTGCTGATCTGATCTGTAAAGCATCAGATTCAATGAATGATGTCAAGACACCTACTGAACTATCATAGTAAATTTTTAGGTCAGCATCATCACCGAAGGATGCACTACCACTATCCGAGAAAGTAATATCACCAGTGAATTCTTTATCCCCACCAAACGTTTGTACACCATCGATCGCGGTGTTGAGGTCAGATGCGATTAAGTTAATCTCTTGACGCTGCTGTTCCAGCGTATGCGCCTTTGGTACGTTGCGTAGTGTCATTTGATTAACTGCTTAAGGAGGGACTTAATTTCGGACATTTCTTCCTTCAAACTATTTAGATCATCCTGTACATTTTTAAACTCTTCTGCGAGTTTCCTCTTGGGTTTGGGTGCCGTGTTAATAATGGCACCCGTATTCATATCACGGACAAGATTTTCTTGTCCCTCTACTTTTAAATATTCTGATAGTTTCATATTAGAAGGAAGCAACTGCTCTCATGTCTTGGATCTTGGGTACATATGAAGGATTGTCAGACTTCATCACGATCTTAATTGCGAACGAAGAGAAGTCAGCAAGATCTTCTGTACTGAACTTCAATTCTTGATATGCAGATTGTGACTCAAACTGACCAGAGATGCTGTTTTCTGCGGTTGCAATAACATCATCGTCAGATGCACCATTACCATTGAAGTATTCCCAGTTGAGGTCATCAAACTTTTGCTGGGATGCTTCTGGTTTCACCTTATATAGAACCTGTAAATTATTGACATCACTTACATTAACCGTGAGATTAACGTTGATTCCAGTGGCGGGAGAGGCAAGGACGACTTCTTTAGTAACATACTTGGCGACACCAGAAGTATTGACCGATCCACCCTCGCCAACATAATCAACACCATCCGTGTATGTCATAGATTTGATCTCTGCATACTTGGAAGTCTCGAAGGAAGATCCGTCAAAGTCAATTAGATCTCCTACACGGAATACATCAGCAAGTTGCTCACTTGTAGTGCTGCTTCTTGCATAATCACTACCTAATGTGATTTCGCTGGTGTAGTTTCCGTTAATAGGATTCTTGTCATTCTCTAGAGTAAGAGTCTTGGTCTTGGTATCCCAAACAATTACCTTGCCACTGATCTTATTCTCATACTTATCAATTCTTTGTGCGGGGTTGAAAGCAGTTACTGTTGTTCCAACAACAAAGTTAGGAATCTGATCGAAGATTCCATCAGTAGAAATAGTAACAGTGATGCCCTCCAGATCACCACCAGCAGCAGACTGGGTGCTGAAGAACAGTTGCTCTCCAATGTCGAAGTTTACAGAATTCTTGATCTTCACATAAACATCACTTCCAATAACACGAAGAACTTCGGATTGTGCTCCTGAAGTTACGCCAGTAACATTTTGGTTGATAACAATAGGAACTGCAGTTCCGCTGTCCTCATTGCCACTAACTGTGAACTTATAGATGGGGAAGAGCTGAATCTGCTGATATCTCTTACCATATCTGTCTTCACTACCAGCAGCGTTTTCAATTCTGTTAGTAATAGTCTTGACAGAAGCAGATCTCAAGTCAATGACAGGAGATAGATAAGATTGTTCGGAAGACAACTTCAGTTTGTATGCTAATGAAGTGTCTAGATTATTCAAGCTCTCATTGATGCTAGAAGCAACAACTTTCTGATTTAGGAAATACTGTTCCTCGTTGAGGAATGTAGTCTCGAAGTCAGAGATAGAGTAGGAAGTAAAGTTCTTGGTGTTGCTATCAACAGGAACGATGTTGGTAGTTCTTACCATGCTGTCGATCTTTGTACCAGAAACTTGTAGGTATGGAATCTGTGCGTACAGTTTTTCGTACTTTCTGTTGTAAGACGCTAGTACAGTTGAACCACCAAAGAATCCAGTATCAGATGCTCTAGTAGGACCGACGATATTGTAAGTGTCGATACCTACATTAGATACTTGGAATAGGGAAGATTCTACAGTGCTTGCATCATATCCAGCAAAGTCTTCAAGACCTCTGAAGAATACCTTCGAGTTTCCTCCAGTTTCAAAACCATGATCTCTATGGTATACCTTAATGATAGAGCTATTGTTTTTGAAGAGTGGGGAGGTTGCTGTGCTATTTGCAAGAGCATATGTCTCCATTGGATTGTTCTGCAATGCAGTGTATCCAAGATCTTCATTCTTGATTAGAAGTTCACCAGTTCTGGAGTTATCAAATTCTGCTCTATAGAGAGTAAACTTAATATCTTCAAATAGATCCTCGGTCCAGTTATCTACGTTTTGTGACTTGAATACAGAACCAAGAAGTGGTTGTGCATTAACAACAAGACCAGAAGAGATATCAGTATCGCCTAGTCTAGATGCCCATAGTTCATACTCAATACTGTCACATTCGATGTTGAGTGCGTATTCAGAATTGTTCTGTAGGTAGACTGGATAGTCGAAATCAAATCTTGTAGCAGTTGTAGACTGAATGGATCCTTCTTCATCAATCGCAATACCCATTCTAACTGCAGGCTCATCAATCTCAATTTCAGACTCAATTACAGCACCATTATTACCAGCGCCAGTGCCTCTAATAACAACAGAAGGTGCTTCTGTATATCCTCTACCAGCTAGTGCAACTTCGCTGAAGAAGATTTGACCACCAGAAACCTTGACAGATCCTGTAGCATTGCTACCGCCAGGTAATTGAGGACTTTCAATGGTGATAGTTGCACTCTCGTATCCAGATCCAAGATTAGTAATGTTCAGTTTAGAAACACGACCAGAATCTTTAGCGATCTTCAGACCAACAGTAGCATTGTTGGCATTGTTGTAAGTAGTGACCGAATTTAGTGTTAGATCTTCATTAGCAACGAAAGAAGATCCATTATGGTTGCTCAAGACAAAGGTATAGACTTGCTCATTGGTGATGAAGATGTCACCGTTAGCAGAAGGCACAACCTCAAAGTTGTTTCTATCTAGAACTTTGGCAATAGGACCAGAGGCAAGATTCTGTCTACCAGTAATATACTCACCCTTCTTAATAGTGATGTTTCCAGAGGAAAATACCTTGATGAAGGTATCTGGATATAGAGTCTTTTGAGATCCAGGCAGAATATACTTGCCAGGTTTGCCACTTTCTACATTGGTTAGGTAAACTCTTAATGGAATAGTTGTACTCTTCTTATTGAAGAATAAATCAACGCCAGTAGTGAACATACCACCCTCAAAGTTTTCCACAGTGAAGGTCTGTGCCATTGGGTTCGGTCTGGCAGTGTTCTCGGTGTTGCTATCAATGGTTTGAACACCTTCGTTAGCTTTAAAGATAGCAGGTGCGGTAGAGATGATAGATGCTGGTGCTTCGGGCAGAAGACCAGTTGCATAGAACTTGACTTCTGCAAAAGAGTCAACTGTAGCAATGTCGGCGTCAGAAGAACTAGAAGTGAATCTAATAGTCTTTGCGCCTGTAGAGAAATACATCTCTTCGGAAGTGTCATCCATGATGACCGTATTTACATCACCTGTCCAAGAAGTATTCTCTTTTGGAGCATATCCCGATGGAACAAGAATAATGCCACTAGCGTTACCATATTCATCAGTAGTGATATTGCCATTGAATACTGTAGAAGAGTTTCCTGCAATTCCAGTAAATCTAGAGTCAGGGTTTACCCAGCGACCAATATCTCTCTTTTCCATAAAGACACTCAATTGTGTCCTTGGCTTCATTCTTCTGATAATGTACTTAATAGGAACAGATCTAGCAAAGAACTTAAGTGAATTTGCTACGTTAGTGCCGTTGATGGTCTTGTATCCTACACCTTTGGCAATCTCGTTGTTCTGTGGACTGATGTTAGAAGAAGTCGCTACAGTTGCACTCTGTACAGTTGCTTCTGCAGTTCTTGTGTTATTTTCGGCAAAACTCTTGAGGTTGTAGAAAGACTTATCTACGCCAACCCAGTTAATGATAAAGGAGTTATAGATGCTAGAGAATGCAACACGAACATCTTGCTTGCCAAGGAATACAGAGAACAGATTTGTGTTGTTGTCTGTGACCAGAGGAGCAACAGTGTCGTTATACCACTGATCAACATTAGGATGAACAGCAGCATCTCCAACATATTGAATGACAACGAATGGGTTTGGATTCACTGTCTTGGTTGCAAACTCATTAGTTGCATATGTGACATCAGAGAATGGTAGAGTTACAACACCATTAGAGTTTGTATATCCAGCAATTCTTCTTTGATCTGCTCTTCTGTTGACTTCTTGTAATCTGAAGTTATCTTCCTTGGACTGTGGTCTTAAGACGGACTGTTGAGCATCGATTGAGCACAGGTAGTCAATAGACTTGACATTACCTACGCTATGTGTCTCGAAGTTGTCTACAAGGAAACCACTCTTGGTTTTGTCGATGCCTAGAGTATCCTTGACTTGCATGTTGAGTGCTTGTTGCTCAAGAATGCTCAAGGTAGTGTAATACTCAAGACGCTCAATACGCTTCTCCAGTTTACCGATATCACGCATTGTGAAACGACGGTTGTCAACAGGAGTAATTCTTACATCCTTACTTGACTTGGTGAAAGCAGGGACAAAAATGTAGTAGAGAGGAATGCCATCTTCAATGATCTCTGGCTTACTTGGGTTTAGAGATGCATTGCCTTGCTTAATAATAAACTCGCCCTTCTTATTCAAGAAGACGCCATCAATTCTATCCAGATACTGTGATTCAGTAAAGGAGATAGTATATGGCAGAGATCTAGCAGAAGATGGTGTGCTGGATACAGATCCGCCTGCACCAATAAAGTTGATGTATTCTGCTTGTGACAGCAATGAAGTATCTTGGAAACCAGTAACAATGGCAGTTGAATCTACCTTGGGTCTGAAGTCAATAACATTCTTCAGGCTCAAATTACCATGTACAGCAGAGTTGAAATCAGGAATCTCATCTGCTACAACACCTGCCTCGTGGATGTAAGAGTCAACGGTACAGAAGTCACCTTGAGAATGCTCGAAGTAATCGAAAGCAACAACAACTTGTCCAGTAGGTGGTGTAAATCCAGGTTTCAGTACGATTCTGGATACGTCATAGAATGTATCCCTTTGTCCATCATCAAAAGTAAATCTGTCAGTAAGATCTGTACCAACAACCAGATTGCCATTGACATCAACTGTTGGGGGAGCGGATGCTGATCCTTCATAAATGTACCTTACTTTGAATGCATCAGAGAAAGATAGAACTTCACTACTGTCGCTATCGTAGTCAAGACCACGCAAAGGAAGAACTTGATCGCCTGAAGAGGTGATAACAATTCTCTTGTTCTTAACTGCTGTCTTAAGTTTTGGTCTACCCTTGGAGACTTCGATGGTAGCGGTCAACTTCAGTTTGGGGAAGTTCGTTACGTTGTTGCCAAAGTAGTTACCAGGGAAAGTAAGTGTAATACTACCTGAAGACAATCCAGATGTAGCATCTGTAGTATTCAAGATGCTAACAAAATCTGGAGAAACATAAATGACATCACCAGTCTCTACTAGATCGGAACCACCTTTATCAAGAACTGTGATAAGGAAGTCTCTTTCTGTGAATTGAGTAAATCTCTGTGTACCAAAGTCTAATTGTGCAGCGAAAGTAATATTACCACCATTATCACTGCCAGTAGTTACAAAGTCTCTTCTAATGAAGTAACTGATCTTGGTGTCTTCAGTAGAACTGACGAGACTTCCAACTTCTTTACTGCCTGTTGGGAATAGTAACGTAGATGTTGTTCCATTGCTAATAACAGGACGTAATCTAACAACAGTTGCAGAAGTTACTGAATCTGGGAGAGCACTACTGAAATAGACTCTAGATTTATCAGTTCCTCTGGGAACGGTTGCATGATCTACGATGAACTTGTTGAGTCTACCTGTATCATCGTTGAACTGGATAATATCACCTTGGACAAGCATCAATGATGCATCCGCACCAAATCCATTACACTCAAGGAACTTATATCCTTTGGTGCCAGAAAAAGTAAATTGAGTTACTGTTTTTGTTTCGGAGAATGCTGTGTCTTGAGTTTCAACGTCAGCAGAGAACTTACTAGAAGATCCAAACTCCGAATATAGAGACTTGACGTTCTGTGCTGTATAAGTCAGAACTGTGTTCTTGAATAGAACAGGAACAACGTTAGCAACAATTGTACTGGTTCCTTCGATGTCAATGGTTGGAGGTGCAGCATATTCTGTCTGTGTAACATCTCTATTGAGGATTTCTACTTTATAGAGAGTTCCGCCATTGATACCTACATTGATATCCTTGAGTTCAAAACGAGTGCCGTTGATAGAAATTCTGGATCCTGATGTATAACCAGTTCCTTGTTTTGCAACAACAAAGTGAGAAATAGTATTCTCTTGTGCAATACGGAGGAGATCGCCCTCTTCACTGGAGATTGTCTCACCAGGCAAGAAGGTTCCGTAGAGCGTCTTAACGTACAGACTCTTACCAAGAGACAGGTAACCATTTGAAGCGCCTTCTACGACGCCGTAGGCACCGCTGGTGCTGCCTGTGATATACTTACCAGGCGCAAATCCATTGGTGATTGAAGAATCTACCAGGAGACGTGTGAAGAAGACAGGGTTGAAATAAGATAGATTGAACTTACCGCTGTAAGTAGGAGTTCCGTCAGAAAGCTTACCACGAGAAATAACAATATCAGTATCTTCATTGAAACCGTCAGGTCTTCTAACAAGACTGATATCTTTTGGTTTTGCTACACCAATAAGAGGAACAATAGTATTATCATAATCGATAATGTACCCAACATCATTAATTTCCTGCTGAACTTCTGCTAGAGACTTATAAAGGAATCTTCTTCTGGTAGATACGTTATCATCATACTCAAGGAAGAAGTTATCTAGATAATCTTTTCTACCTAGAACAGTTAGTTGTAAATATTGTGCATTGACATCACCAACTTCTGGTCTAGTAATCTTTGCGAAAGAAAGAACCTTTACAGTAGCAGTAGATGCTACACCATTAGTGGCAGTTCTAGAGGTGACAAAATGTAGTGTTTTGATGTCTGCCTTGTCTGCAGGAGTATTTGGTTCAATACTTGACTCATCGATAAGACCTAGATCGATTGCTGCCTGTACATAAATTGTCTTGATAGCATCGTCTTTGCTGTATCCAAGACCTCTTCTCTCGATAGTCTGAATATAGCTTGTAGAGTCTTCTAGATCATTTGTTCCATTGACTCCATCGTTATAGGTGGAGTTCAAGAAAATAGTTGGGAATGCAGTTAGATCAGCACCCTCGGCATTCAGAGGGAGGGTATTGAATACATTAGTAATGGTAAATGCTGCAAGACCATTAGATTTGATCGTTACATTATCTCTAGAAAGAGTATCTCTTGCTTTGTCAACTTCAATGTATTTGGTTTCTTTGTTGACAATCTCAAAACCACGGACGTATGCTTTACCAGGTCCAATGGTTGCGACCATTTTGTCTGCTGCTTCCACTGCAGTCAGTCCGTTGGGACCGATGAGACCATTAACACCTGGTGCATATACACCACGATTACCTTCTCTTTGGTAAAACTCTCTGATGTCAAAATCAAAAGAATCTACGACATAATCACCAGACTCATCGTAGGTTCTTCTAGCAAGAGTATTCTCAAGTGTATTGTATGCAGCTTGTCTTACCTGCTTCTGAATAACTCCATTCTTAATAGAAAGAAGTTGAATGAAATTCTTATCGGGAGTCTCTTCAAAAGAATATCTGACTAGACCCAAACTAATCTTCAGACGATGTGCTCCAGGAGCAGCATAGTTTGAGGATCCGAATGCATTGTCATATAATGTTGGGTCTTCCTCTGGTGTTACCAGAGTTTCTGTAACTTTAAATCCAACTTTTACTGAAGGATTATCGCTATATCCATCAACAACAATAAGGTCTGCAGAATTTCTTACAAAGTATCCATTAACAAAGTATACACCTTCTTCTACCTGTACAGCAGAAGCATATCCCATTGCACCACTCTCTACGAAGGTGGTAACTTGTGTATCTGGGTCAGTTACCGCAACGCTAGTAGGTAGAACACTCCCGTCAGTGCCAACAACGAGAAGAGGGCTATTAACGCCATCCACAACTTCGAGCGTTTCTCCTTGACGGAACCTTTCTTCATCTCCTCCATCACCAGCATTTAAATATTTTACATAAAGTGTGTCTGCACTATTGTCAGTTGCTTTTACAATTGCTTGCACAAGAGCAATAACGCCAGAAGACAACCCGTTGATTTTTTGACCAACAAGGTTGTCGATATCATATTTTTGATAAATGATTTCGTCGCCAACATTAACAGCGACTTCAGAAACAGACGATAGTTTTACAAAGTCTAGTTTTTTGTTTAGACCAACCTCACCAGGGACAACAAGGTCTCCCTGCTTGAATGCATATTTACCATAACTCTCAATCTGATTCTGCAGAATCGACTGGGTAGTATTCAGCTCCCTCCCTTGGACAGGATAGGAAGGTCTGAATAATACCTTGTAGAAGTCGTTTCTTGAATCGTAGTCGTCAAAATATGGGGCGGCTTTAAGATTAGTCTTCTGTGGCATTGTATTAAACTACCGTCTTGTTTTTGTTTATAATCAGAATTCGATGACTAACTTGATGTCCTCAATTTGGTCAGCAGCTCTAGTGATTAGTCTTCTGTTCTCAATATATATCAGGTCTCCAGAGTTGTTCTCAATCTCGGGATCTGCTAGACCATCGGTGAAGATAGCGCCTACAAGTTGGGTTCCATCTGCCAATGCAACCTCAACAGTTCCTTGAGAAGCAGAAGCAGCACCAGTGATAGCATTAGCAGCATCAGATGCGAAGTCTCTTACGATTCCATTAGCGTCTGTATGATACTCTGGACTCTGAATGTACTTCAGAACACCGCTACCAGGGGTAGAAGGTGTTGGAGTTGGAGATCCAGCGTCTAGGGTCCAAGAGACTACAGTGCCCTTTGCAGTGCCACCAGCAACGGTCTGGGAGATCATCTCATCTGGAGTAAAGTTTCCAGTTGCTCCAGTTAGTTTGACTGCCTTAAGACCAGATAGAGTGTCAGCGGTAGCGAAGGTGGTTGTGCCGTACTCAAGGGGATCCTTGATAATACCGATACGACGGAAGTCGTTATCTACAGGGAAGTCTCCTGCGTTCTCAACAAAGGTGAGACGAATGTTCGTCATGACACGCTTTGCGTTGAGTTCAGTCTCGAAGTCAGAACCGTGACCGCCTTGAGGAGGGAGAATCACTTCAAGTGCTGCAGCAGATGTTGCTGCAACTGCTTGAGATACTGTAAGTGCAATATCAGTGAATAGACCGATTGCTTCTGTGCTGCCAGCAGTTCCAGAAGGAACACCAGTTACAACAGGAACAGAAGCATAAGTGTATCCAGAACCTACTGCTTCAATTTCAGCAGCAGAGATAGCACCACCAGTAACAGTCAGTTTGACGATACCACCAGCACCATCTCCTAGGATAGGAGCATAGAAGGTGCCATTGGTAAGACCAGTGCCAGCATCTTTGATTAGTGCAACGTTGATAGAACCAGCAACTGCAGCAGTTTCAGTTGCAACTCTGCTGGTCTCTCCTGCTGCAGCAATAGGCATGAAGTCAGAAGAGAGGAATGCTAGTACATCATCGGTAGGCATAGTGTACATGTACTTCCAGATGTAAGAACCATCTGGAGCAGTAAAGATGCCATTAGCATATGTGCCAAGACCTGCAGAAGGAGTAGTCTTGGGTTCGTGAACTACGTTTACGCCAGTTGGGTTAGCAAGACTTTCGCCGTTGTAGAGGCACTTGAATACTTCGTAGTTCTGGTTCATTACATAGAACTTTGCAGAACTAATACCAGTCGCACCCGTAGCAGTAGAGACGCCAATCTGTCCACCACCAGCTGGGGTAGCAGAATAGTTGGGTTTCCACATGTCAAACTTGGGATTGTTTGCTGTATCCCAGTTGTATCTTCTTACAACAGAGCGTGCATAAGAAGAGGTGATTCTCTTCGCTGCAATAATGTCGTCGTAAACGCTGAATTTCTCGGTTTGGTTGTCAAGGGGTACAGGAGGAACGTTCTCCGTAGAATATCTGTAAACACCCGTGGTTGCGGTAACACCCGTATCTGCCGAACCATCGGACTCTTTCAATGCCGATCCCAAAGCAGGAGCAGCAGTTGGAAGAGGACCAACCGAAGTAATTAGTAAGCTATTGGGACAAACTTTTACGATAGTTCCCTTGAATGTAGCACTGCCAAGAGCAGCACCAACATATACCTGATTGCCAGCGGTGAAAGATCCGCCGTCTGTTGCATAAACTTCTAAATACGAGTCCCATGCTTGGGGTCTGCCGACAAAGAAGTACATACGACTTCTGTCAGCACCAGTATCGCTAGAACCCTCTGTTAGAGACTCTAGGAACTGCTTCGCATTGAAAATTCTAAACTTTTCCGAGATAATAGCAGCCATTGAAATAAGAGATACGGGTGTGGATTTCTGTGTTATTTATATTTATACGGTGTTTTTAGAGAGTTGTCTCTAGACCGATAGTCCTGATAAATTGACCAGCAGAATGTGCTTCTGCTGTTGTGCCATCGACTCCCCTTGCAACACCGATCAAACGATCAGGTAACTTGGATGTATATGTTACAAGTTCTTTACCGACGAGCAGTTTGCCACTGTCTGGGAAGTTAGTTGTATCGGGAATATAGACGACAGTAGATGATGTTGTCAGTGGAGCATCTAGATAAGACATCAACTCTTGAGAAGATGGAATACCAGGGTTGAATACTGTACCATCACTGGTTAGTGATGTGTTATTCAACAACATGTTTTCCATCCAAGTATCAACACCTTCACTGATACCCTTAAACTGTGTATAAGTCAACTCCAGTTGCTCAAGAGAGATGCCAGATACATTTGCATATCCAGCATCCAAATACAGATAATCAAGGAAGGATGCAACTGTGCCACCTAGTTTTCCTTGAGTGTAGAAGTCAGCAAAGATTAGATTTGGATTCTCGTCCAGTGCAATAACACCAGAAGTAAAGTGTCTAGTCTTATCTGCTCTAAACTCACCATATCCGATATTTTGTTCTTCGAGGAAGACTCTGATGAAAGTTGGTTGCTCAATAGCGGATGGGGTTTGAGTTGCAACAACATACTGAATATGTGTAATGATGTCCTGTTCAAATGGGAATCCCATTCCAATTTCAGGAGTAACTAAATGCATTCCTCTGCTTACTAGTCTTCCACTTCCTAGAGGATTAGGAGATTGGAGAACAGCAATATGTTCAAATGGATTTCTTTGATATAGATCAATGACAGAAGATGTTGTTTGAATAGTTGCATTCAATCCTTCACCTTGACCACCAAAGATTGTTCTGACAGCAGAGAACTCTGGGTGATTATTTTCACGGACAATATTATATCCTCTAGATACGACGACTCTTGGTGGAGCAGTATATCCAGAACCACCATCGACCAGGATGATGTCGATGATTTGACCTCCATATACTAGAACTTGTGCTCTAGCACCACCACCTTCTCCATTAGTAGGAATGAAGTTCAATACTGGTGGACTGTTATAGTTGTATGCAGTAGGATTGATGAGAATATTATTATTGAAGAAATATGTGAGTTCTCTTCTATTCCAATCCAAGGAGATAACCTTACCAGTATCAATATTTGCAGTGACAGATAGACCTTCTCCTAGAACATCACCGTTATAATCACTAGCAGCAACTTTAGCAAAGAAGTTAGCAGATGCTTGTCCACCCTTACGATAATCAGTTGCTTTAGCAAAAATTGGGGAACTCAAGATGTTGCGGTAAGATAGTTCACCATCAATTTGAATCTTATCTCCTCTACGAAGACTTGGATGCTCTTTTAGGATTTCTCCACGATAGTCATAACTATCAAATGCATCATCAGTAGGTAGGAAAGGAACATAGTTAGATTCAACTCTGTTTAGAATACGTTCGCCAGCAGCATTTGTTGTATATGCAATAGAATAGTCTGCGAAAGTAATTGTCAGTGGGTTGCCATCTCCTCTATCAAATGTGATATCAGATCCAGCGATAAAGTCAATGTTTTGAGACTTCAGTGCAACAGTAAACTGGTTACCAGAACCAGGCTGAAGATCGATAATTTCGCCCCAAATTCTATCACCTTGTCTAACAGTGGTCTTGTCAGATGTATTCAAGATATACCAAGAAGACAATGTGTCATAGGTTCCTGCACCATCAAAAGTCACAGTTGCTCTGTTATAGAAAACATCTGCTTCGTAATTAAAGAGGTTAAGGGTAGACTGATAATTCTTGCCATATAGGCGAAGAATATCTACTCTTGCACATGTGTAGGATCCATCTGCTTGTTCTGTATACTCCAATGGTTGCATGAAAGTAATCGCAGCACCATTGATCTTATACGATAGATTTTGTCTTTGTAGGACACCATCGACATAAACATAGACATATAATGGATTGTCAATGTTTCTTACATTGTTGTTGGCATCATAGATGAGATACTGATTATTTTGAGTGAATGGAATTATTCTCTTGTCGATTCCAAGTCTTTCATATAGACCCACACCAAATCCATAGAAATATGTCTCATTCTGTAGTTCTTGTGGAAAAGCATCAGCATCGTATAGGTCTTTGTAGTTTTTGGGTGCTTTATCAAAAGCGATACGATCTGTTTTGTTTGGGCTTGAGAATCGTCTGATTTCATATGAACCTTGCTGCAATACTCCGTCGAGATATACAAACAAATCTTCGTTGACTTGTGTTTTTACGACACTGCCATCTTCCCAGTTGAGATCAAAGATTCTGGTTCTACCATCGAACGAATCTGCGATATTTTTCAGACGCTTAAGATAACGTGCATTGTCTGTATCTTCTCTAAACTTGAATGCCCTGATATATGCTTTCTGGGGAGGAACTATTTGATCTTCAGTGACTCTTGGTCCAAGAGGTGCCTCGAAGAAAGTGAGTTGATTTCCTACAACCTTGAAAGAGTATCCTGGTCTCTGGGCAACACCATCAATAGTCATCAAGATTTCTTGTTCATTATATGGAGTGTATGCACTACCAGTTGCAGCATCGATAATAGTAAATTGTCTATTACCAATCTTCAATCCAGTCTGTGGATCGTAACGACCATCAAAAGCAGGGGATAGAGTCAACTCTCTAACTCTAGTGAGAGTCTCATCGAAGTCAGATACAGAAACAGATCCCTCACCTCTAGTAACTCTAGAATCCTGTACTTTGATTACCTGTTGCTGAATAGTTCTCTTTGTAGACAGAGAAGATACTGCAAGAGGAGGACCAACCAAATACATGGTGGACTTAAATGCCTTCTGATCAGATGGCATATCAGATGTGCCCTCGGAGTCTAGATAGATCTCACCGAACATCTTGAATCCTGCGGGGTGAGTAGTGTCTTTAACTACATCACGCCATTGCTTGATTGGTGTTCTGGATCTAACCACATATGAATAGTCTTGATAGAAATCAGAGTCATGAATTCTCTGATTATTAGAACTTACTTTTCCTCTGTCAGACGTAAATCTGCCAATAGTTCTTTCTCTAGTTACAATATCTGTGGTAAACGAAGATCTATTGATTCTTTGGATACGAGCAGTCTTCTTTCTACTCTTTCCGATAATAGTGTCACCTTCTTTAAAGACACCAACAATATCTTGGAGACGCATGATATTAGATCCAATTCTCCAACCATCAGGAGCAATTACACCTTGAGCAACGATAATACCATTGACTTTTTGTTCAATAGTTTCTCCAGGTCTAAATGCATCTAATTCAAAGTTGTCGAGAATAAGAACATCTGGCGTGTAATAATTTGATTTAATTGTTTGGTCGGTATGGAATCCAGATCCATTTGCAACAAAACTGATATTTTGTGGAATACCAATATCATTGGAATTGAAGAACAGCTTGTTATCAGTTTCAATAATTTCAATAGATGGTGTAGTTGTGTAGTTGCCAGGTTCTAAAACTCTAACCTGGGTTACAATGCCATTTTCCAAATCAGCAACTGCTTTTAGACCACTTCCCAATCCAGAAGAAACAACAACTTCTGGTTTGGAATATTGTTGACCAGGTGATACAATATCGATGGAAATAATCTTATTTGTAGTTGCATCTCTCACAGCAGTAACAACCGCTTTATATCCATCTGCAGGAACCACACCCTTAATAGTGGGCAGTTTCTCATATCCAGATCCAAGATTGTCAAGTTTGATCGAATGGATCTTACCAACAGATCTACCTGTATAAGCAATATCGCCAGTTCCATCATATTGTGGAACATCTTGAAGTTTGTAGACAATTTTAGTGTCTGTGGTATATGCAACCTCTTTTCTACCTGCTAGAGGGTCGTCAATAATACGTAGATAAGATCCCTCGGTATCAGTTGTAGAAGAAGTCAAGAAATAGTAGTAACTCGTAAAGTTGACATCCTTTCTCTCCTGTTCTCCAATGTTTGCACCGTAACCAAGTCTGATTCTAACAAATGCTCCAGGATTTCCAGGTTCCGTCAAACCAACCTCTTTCTCTTCGGTAAAGACGTTAAAGTTTGGACTGGTGGAGATATCAAGGTAAGAGTTCAGCATCGAAGGATGACTGACATCAAACTTGTAGAAGTAATACTTCTGGATATCTACGATAGGATTAGTTAAGAAGCTGTTATTGTCTAGAGAGAACAATAATTTCTCACGAACATCACTTACATTACCAATCGTGACAATTTTTTCGGGGGTGCTATCATCAACAACAGAAGATACTGTAGTAAGAGGAACTGGAGCAGTTGCGTCGTAATCCCAGTTTACAATTAGTTTTTTGGTTGATGGATCATAAGAAACCACGACTGGTGAATTAGCACCAGTGCCAATTCTTGTTCCAGGTGTAAATCTATAATTTGGTAAGTACGAGAATATTTCTTTTTCATTAAGATGATTAACTTTAGTGGTTCCCTCTTGAGCTCTATCTACGGAAATATTCTTATTAACAGTATCTACAGCAGTGATTTTAACAATCTCACTACCAACAGTTACTAGATCACCAACAGATGCTGCAAAAGTGTTTGTTACATTTAGGTCTGTTCTATCAGTACCAAAACCAACAGCATCAACATTAACTAGTGGACCAGCAGCATTTGGTGCTGGATACACAGTGATTGTTCCCCTTGCTTCTGGGTGGGTTACACAGACATATTGATATACACCAGCAACTGTAGGTACAAAGGTAATAGTATCTGTTACAGAACCACTGTTAGTAACACCAGAAGCAATAGTATAATCAATAGTGTATTGAGCAATACCATCGTCTTTGAGACCTAGTTCTATATCAGATACAATATGAACAGCATGTCCTGGGAATGGTTGTAGCGTAAAGGTAGATCCGACTCTGATTTCATAATCAGGGTTTTCGTTACCATTTTCGTCATTAAACCTAAATTGTGGTTTGATGGATCCTGGTGGACTGTATTCATCAACACTAGTAATCGCAACTCCAAAGACAGTATCAGAGGTAGTTAGATCTTCGCCTTCGGTATCGGCAACAAAGTAAGTGATGGCAAAATTATCATCATCTTTAGAAATATAAATGAGATTAGTGCCACCAGCGTCATTCTGGAAAAATGCGCCCAGTTCTGGCATTGCAGCAATCAAAGTTGGATAATCTGCTTCATCAACAAAGAATCTCTTCTGAAGGTAGGAATTAACTTCCGCCTCATTCATATACTCCATTGTTAGAGTTGGTGCGGTATCCAGATCCGCAGCATCTACTTTTGGAATAGCAGTAGGATCAATTGTCAAGATATCATCGATCTCATAGTTTGCACCAGCATCAGTGATGAGAATATTACCAATGTTGCCGCTGTCATCAAAATTAGTGGACTCTACGGTTATAGATGCCTTTGCTGCAACAACGTCAGACCTAGACAGAGATGAGTTGGCAAATACTAGAGGAACATCATCATACTGTCCAGCATAGTAATCTTTTCCTAAACCAAGTACAGTAGACTTACCAATACCAGTATCATCGATCTTTGCACGATACTCGTTTGGAATTAGGGTCGCTTCTTGGAACTTCTTCTTGGTTACGTAATAAGTAGTCTCTGTAGTAGCAGGATCTGGATCAACAGTAATGTTAACAATATCACCAGTACCAAAATCGTGATTTTCTTCTGTTGACAGAATAGCAATAGATTCATCAACATCAGTGATGTTAATACCTCTGCTCAACTGATTGATAATTACAATTTCTGTTCCTGCGGTGTTGCCTAGGTCAGAACTTTTGAGAATTACTTCTCCTTCTGCATAATCTAGATAATCATCAAAATCACCACTCGTAACTTTTAATCTTACTGCGTTTTGTTCAACCGTTTGAGTTAAGATCTCTCCAGTAGCAATTTCTGTAGTTGGATCTTCAAACAGAACAAGAGCAAGAGTTGCACCTGCTGTGTATGAGCTGTTTTGTGATAAGAGTAGATTAATTACTTGGGTTGAGGAATTAATCTCATATCCAGATTGGAACGTTCCTGTGACATTTCTTAAGGCGACTGTAAGTTCTTCACTGATGTCTCTAATAACTTCTCCAGTTGCACCAGTAGTCTCTTGTGTAATGATATCATTCTCAAAAGCATAGAAATCAGAAAGAGTCGTCAGCAAAGTTGCTTTAGTCTCTCTAGACTCAATACTAGTGACAGATTTTCCAAAAGTAGACGCAACAATACCAGAAGCACCAGATCCACCAGTGCCATTGTCGTCTACATAAATTCTAGACCCAACTTGGAATGTGGGTTGAGAATCTTCGATAGTTACACTATTAACAGATCCAGTGCTTACTGCATCGACAAAAGCAATTTCTCCAGATCCATTCTTCAATGTTCCTGGAATGAATAAACGTTTTGACGCAGAAGGAATAGATTGTTGAGTTACCTTACTTTCGTAGTTAGATCTTACTGGCAGAGAATAGAAGTTCTCTCCGAGGATGTAAGGATATACAGGAGTGTTGCTAGCATCAATAGTAATGAAGTATGCATAGGTTCCCTGTGGATATTCTGGTGTTACACAGAATCTACCATTGTTAATATCAAGACGAGTCTTACCTGTATCAACAGTAGCAATCCATTCGTAGTCATCAACAAAGGTGCCCATATCGTATGGAGCATCAACAGGACCATCAGTTCTCTCACTCTTAAGCTGATAACCACTATTCATCCTTGCAATAGAGGATTGATCAGATAGTGGGTTGCTAAAACCATAAGGACCATAGATAGGATTGCCGTCATAAGCATATCCTAGAATAGGTGAGTGTGTTAAAGTAGGAGTCTCTTGTAATTGAGTTGGTGTTAAATTATCTCCTAGTCTAAAACGCAAACGTTTTGGGTTTGCGACCACTCCATAGTAAAATTCATTTTCTATGAGGTCTTTTATTGCAAGACCTCCATTATCATCTATGAAATTAGAATTATTAAAAAATCGGTTCTTTACCCAACGGTAAATTGTGGCAGTTGCAGTGGCAGGATTGTTCCTTGCTTCTTCTACAAGTTCTACCCTTACATTCGCTTGAGTGTAGAATTTACCACCATCAATTTTATTAAATCCAGTAATTTTACCCTGCGTGTTAACGACAGCTCTGTATTCTGCAAATCTACCTTTACCTGCCAAGTCAGTAATCACGACTACTGGAGGTGCAGAGTAATACTCGCCAGCATCAATCAAACGTAAACTTGTGATTTCTCCCGAAGTGACAACTGCTTCTGCTTTGCCATATCGTCCACTAACAATTTCTACTAGAGGATCTGCAGTATAATTTTTATCGAGTCTAGTAAATACAGAGTTTACTGTATCACCGACCAAAGTTGACAAAGCGATCTTTTCTTCGCCATTGATCAAAACAAATGGTGGTTTTGAGTATCCAGAACCTCTGGAGGTCAATGTGTAAGATTGGATGTTGCCATACGCAATCTGATCCTCACTCTTATATCCAAAAGCAATACTACCATCTACAAACACACCGATGTCTCTAAATGGTGTTTTGTATACTTCGGTGGTCGTACTAGTGGTTTTGGGAATAAGTTTAAGTTGATTGGCATCAACTAGGTTAGGTTGATCCTGACCAGTAAGAATTGGTGTAGATGGATATGAAGAAGTGGCAATATAGTAATATTGATCATCTTGATAGATCGCACCAACATCTGCCAGATATTTTTGTAGAGGAAGACCTACACCAGGATTGAGAGGAACAGAAGGATAAGCACCTGTAGTATTAACTTTCCATCTTACATTTCTAGATCCTTCATCATAGATGATAGTATCTCTAGTTTCAAATCCAGGTTTGGAGATTTGAATCTTGTCTCCCTTTTGAGAGTAAGCGTATACTTGATCGGGAGAAAGCTTTGTTAGGATGCCATATAACAGTAAACTAACATTGTCACTTCTTACATTAGAGTAACTAGTTACAATATCACCAACATTATGAATTCTGGTGATAGTTCCACGTTCTTTAATAGTGAACTGTCTAGCGGTCTTTCCTTCATACTCAATGATCTCTCCATTGATTTGTATGAATCCTTCCTGCCCGCTCCAACCCATGGTGGAGTCTACAGTGACTGTATCACCAGTGGTAAGCGATGTGCCCAAAACCCTGTCCAGCACTGTCTTTTGGGGAATTGCAAAATCACCGTTTACAGAAACTGGGTCAATGATCAGGTTGAATAGACCATAGTTACCTACTCTACCAATTTGAATGACATTCTCAACATTGGCAGATGCATAAGGAGAATTGACAGAATTACTGTCTGCTTGCTGAATAATCGTCTTACCAATCAAATCATTGGCATCCCCACTCAAAATAATTGCTTGTACCGCAAATGCAGCGGACCAATCAGACTCCGATACCTTTACAGTATGATCTTTTGGATAATATGTGGTAGGAATGTCGTCAGCACTCTTCGATACAATAGTATTGAAGATGAATCTGATAGACTTATCACCACCCTTGGTTTTGTAGAAGTCTCCAATGTTCTTGATTAGGAGTCGCTTATCTACATCACCTTTTAAATATGCTTCTGGGAAGTCAACTAGATACTCGCGCTCAAATGCTCTCACAAAAGCATACAAGAACAGATGACTCAAGTTGTGTACATCTTCCCCAACATAGTGGTCTACTGCCTCTGTAGAGACGAATGTAGACTCATTGTGTAAGTCTCCGAGAATAGTTGTTCCACTTACTCCTCTAGAGACATCTAAAAATTCTGTGTCTGTTCTCTCTTTATAAAAACAGATTTCGGTGCCAACTCTGATATACCCGTTTCTTTTTGGAAATGCGGTGGCATCAGCAACTACAAGAGTCGTAGCAGACGCATTTACAGTTAAAGCAACTGTAGTAGACTCTTTTAGTAAATTCTTCTCATAAAAATCAATATCACGATATTTCGTGATATTGTGAATAATATCAAGAGGTTGTCCAACAGACTCTTGCTGTCGGTAGTATGCTCCTAAAACTGCCGAAAAGTTTTCGTATTCAGAAACAATAAACCCAGGAAGTTGATCTTCGATTAGAGCCGAAATCTGTGTACTCATCTAATTACTCTGGATATACCGCGAACTTGCTATTGGCAACATCTAGATCAAGATACATGTGTCTAGATGCGTTAATGTCGTTATTACGAGGAATCACTCGAACCGAGATTCTGTTATCAAAGAAGGTTCCCTGCAAAATGGTTACATCATACAGTTTGATTTCACCTTCTTCATAATCAACATCACCGATATTGTCGTTCAGGACAATCTTTTCACCTGTTCCAGGATCCAATCTATATAGGACGATTTTGCCATCCCTATCCTCAAAGTAAACGACAAAGTTAGGATAGGCAGTAACCTTGAAACCTGTTGACATAACAACAGGTCCGTCCTCTGGACAAGACAGTTTGAATGAATTCTGGAAACAGAGTTCGTAGTAAGTAGAAGTATTGATCTGTGGATAGAAATCCTTTCTCATCAATACAGTAGTGCTGTTAGATGTAATGGATGGATCTGCATTATCAATTACACCAACATACTTACTATATCTAAACTTACCATTGAATTTTTCAGTACCAGAGAGTTTAGTATACTGTTCTACTCCATTGGTGACTTTGAACTTGATATCGTCAGGGAACTGATTAGTAACTCTTGTGCTGAAGTTTACTTTGCTGTCCAACTCTAGATAAAGGATAGAAGGATCCTTGATTTCTGGAGTGACTGACGCAACAGCATAGTCCTTTAACTTCTCAATAATTTGTTTCTTCGTCACACTAGAAAGTGTAGCTCCGCTCTCTGGTTTGATGACAATCTTCACTTTACCAAATTCAGGATATCTTTCCTCTTCTCCTCCGTAAGTAATGATATCAGATACTGCAGGGTAGATCTGTCTGATGATTGCACCATAGTCTCCCGCAGTCACCGCTCTGTTCTGGGTGGCATATAGTTTAGGAGCATTGAACTTGATCTTATCAATCGATTCAATGTCAGCACCGCCATTGGCGCTAGAAAGGGTTACAACGTTGCTGATAGTGTTTGGGTAAGAGATACCAGAATCATCTACCAGAACGCCACTGAACGTGAATACAGCAGCACCATTAGCAGCAGAACCAGATGATACTAGGTAAGAGACCTCAACAAACTCATCATTCTCTAGTGCCTTGCCAATTACGTTATCGCCAAAGAATAACTCATATCTCTCATCCAGAGTCTCGTCAACATAGAAGATGCCATCAGATGCGCCGATGTCAATGATATTATTGATCTGATTGAGATATCTGAATGATGTTGCGCCTTCTACTGGGAAAACCTTGACACGAAGTGTGCTGGTGTCCGCATTTGGGTTGCCTAGCGCAAATCTTTGATTGGTTAATGAGGTATTACGAGTAAAAGTCTCCGTAATTACGGAACCTTCGTACAAATCAACGTTCTCAAATACCGCCTGTCCGTTGATGACACCCACTTTCTGGTCATCAATAGTGACAAAGCGATAGATCTTATCGTCAAATGACGTGACGAATCCCGTGCCCTTCTTTAAAGTGATCGTAGAAGGGTAAGTTCCTGTAAAGTTGACTTGGAAATTTACCGTTGCCTGCGGAGACACAACAGACTTTGGTTTATATCCAAGTTGCTTTGCAAGTGATACTACGTTATCTCGGAGTGTAGCAGACTCCAAAAACATCTCGTTTACCACCATGTTCGTATTGAACGCGGTGTAATACGTGTTATATGCTAGAACATCTAGCAGGTTACTCCAGACAGAACCCTCAAAATCAAAATCAGTAAAATCAGTCTGCGCTCGCAAGTAATCTTTGAGCGCAGTCTTAATATCCTGGAAATCTAGATTATTTACCTGAATGTACTTCATTGAGTTCTCTGGAGGAGGAAGTTAACATCTACTGGTGGAGAATCTTGGCGACCAATGATTCTAAACGATAGATGCACATTGAATGCATTGTCTTCAAAACTAGGTTCTACATCCAGACCTTCAACGATAATACGTGGTTCGTACCGATCTAGGGTTCTTCTAATCTCATTATCAACTGATGCTGCCGTAGCATAATCAAGTGCTTCAAATAACAATCCTGAAATAGAAGACCCTAGATTCGGTTCAAAAGGTCGTTCGCCAGGTTCAGTCATAATCAGATTGATAACTGCCTGCTTGATAGCAGCGTCATCTTTGGTCACCATCAAATCCCCAGTCACAGGATGAGGCTTGAAGGTGACCTTTAAATCTTTAAAAGACTGTTGACTAGGCACAATAAGACAATTTATTGTTTATTTATGGTCCTTTTTCTGATCTTCCTTCTTCATCTTTTTCAGGTACTTGTCGGAGTCAACCTGGGTGATCAGGGTCATTCCAGACTTGATAAAATCTTTACTTTTGTCGGTAGGTGAATTACCCATTTTCTTTCTCCTTTGGTGTTTGCCAGAAGTAGTCATCAGTATCCCCAAGTCGTCCCCAGTCGATTCCTGCCTCTACTTGGTATTCTATGGTGGATACCTTAAAGTCAGGGAATTGAGGGTCCTGTGGGGTTATAGAGAGGTCATACAAGCGCATTCTATTGTTAGGATATAGTGCATACTGACCGTTGTTTAAAGCGATGCAATTATGCGACTTGTGCTCTTGTGGCACCTCACTCACATTATTATCTATAACGTCAATGTTTGCATGATAGTTATCTAGTGTAAACAGATACTGTCCTCGCATCAATCCATGATCTCGTGTGTAGACCTCACAGTCCATGGATGCGACAAATCCTTTGCTCATACATGCTACCCCATAATCCATACAATTCCAGAATTGTAGATTCTCCAAACTCATGTCTACGTCTGGAGTTTGGGGTGATCTTACGAATGCACTGATAGGAAGCTTGTCATACATCGCACCGTAGGTGGGCAAGTATGTCTCAAAGTAAAAAGCACGCCCAGGTATGCTTTTAGCACATACCCAGACGCCCTCTACAAACTCCCCATGTCCATCTTGGTGGTCTCGTAAGTATTCTTTACGAACCCATACCTTTTTAGCAGGAAGATTGCAAATTAGATTCACTTACCTTGACCCCGATAACGCTTCTTTGCTTTGTTACGGGATGTTGCTGCATACTTGGTATGCTGTCCACAACCTTGACGTGTTTTTTTGGGAGTTGCTTCAATAAACTGTTGTCCAAGAAGAGACTTTTTAACCTTTGCCATTGATCAATAATGAACTGATAATATTATACCACAGATTCATGCACCTGCCAACACTGTATGAGACCCTTCTGTCATGACCGCACCGAACGATAACAAGTCTCCGATACGCATGGCACCTTTCTTATTGACTCTGACCCTTATAGACCCTTTAACGCATGTGTCAGCATGTGGTGGGTTATTGCCACATACATGAATCGCAGTAGTATCTCCTTCTTTAACTGCTAGAACTTTGTTCACATATACATTAGGAGAACCTGTAACGACAGGAACAGGTGGCCAACAGTTGTGACCACTCTCTAAATCCTTCAATCGACTCATGCCACTTCCTGCTGCCATTATCCTGGTCTCGCTTCTACTTGTTGTCTCAAACGATATTTAGTACGCTTACCATGATTTTGCCAGTTGTTATCTACATCAATGTATGCAGGGAACTTCCAGATGTATGGTGGACATGTACTCGTAACAGTAATCTCGTAATGAAAGCGCAGAGTTTTTATAAGAGACGGTTTATATGCATACACATAGTTACTACCCCTCTGTGCTGTATCATGAACAGGTGGTCCTATAAACTCTTGACCTTCAGCACTTGCAATAGACGCAGAGAGCCTTCCCGATCCACCAATCCTCTTTAACTTCTGATCACGCTTATATGGTTGCTGTCTTCCAATACCACCGTTAAATGATACATGCCTCGCATTGTCCCTGACTAGAGGCACTGCACTACCTTTGTAGCATTCCACAAAACCTGCCTCCATATCATACATGTACTTCTCCGTGTAATTACCAATGAGAGGGACTGGCAATACAAGTGTGGTGACTCCAGGTGCTACATTGATACTTTGCATCGCAACAGCATCAGTGCCTGGCAACATCTCTGGGATGGTCGGCACACCACCTTTCAGCACTATACAGCCTGGCGGCATGGGTGCAATCGAAATGCCTGTGATAAGTTCAGGACTAGGTTGCGATGGACCTGGGGTTCCTCCAGGACATATCAAGTTTGCCTGTGCCGTGATATTAATAACACCTAATGTCTCGTAGATATTCAGGTTCACACCCTCTCGCTTCATATCAGGTAACACAAAAGGACCTGGAGGAGGCAACATACGCCATCCAGGTCCACTTCCGAGTGTAAATGATGTCCCACTAGGTATGAGGATTGCCATTACTTATCAGAATATTCTAAATTTTTTAATCGGGTATCTACATCATCCAAGTAGCTTGTAATCTTCTCATGCTTGCTCGCACCTGGGCGTCTATACATGAGATTTGGATGCTTTAGTCGCTCGACTTCAGCTTTCAGATCCCGAATCTCCTGGAAGGCTATCTCCAGCACTTGTTCCAGGTTCAGCGATTTCTCGGAGGAGTTCAAATCTTTCATCTTGTTTCGTAGGGTTCTTAAATTGCTCGGCGGCGCGTTTCTCAAATTGCTCACAGAAGTCGTCAAACTCGTTAAGGACTTCTGCTTGCTTATTCAGATATCCATCGTAGTCTTTCATGATTCAACTATGGGGGTAAAAATTTTCTGGGCGATTTTTTTGTATATGGGGGACCCGTAATATTTATCGTGCTTGGGTAACACTTTGTAGGTTAGAAAGACGGTACTTTTTTGGTACGGCGGGGCGGGTACACCCGTACTAGGGGCAAAATACTGCCCCCTGTCGGATTTACCAAAATTTCAGTGTTTCGCCAGGCAGTCGGCAACCCATGCGGCGAACTGCTGCAGTGCTACAGTGTCCAATGGGTCGGCGGTCTGAAACACAGGGGCGCTGCTGCTGCGTTGCTTGGTGGTGTTCACGATGAACACTTGGTGATCACACTCATCAGCGAACCATGCTGCAGAGTCAGGGTCGGTGGCGTCCTGCCCAGAGAACACAGCGGCAGGGATGCCAGGGTAGACCCGTCTGATCTTGTCAAACTCGGAGCAGGCACGGTCCAGCATGGACGAGTCGATGTAGGTCTTGCCCTCCACGATGAACGCCAGCTCGCCGTCCTTGTATGCGTGGATGTCCACCTGGGTGCGCTTGTAGTGCTTGCCCCCTCTGCTCTCAATCATGATATAGTCGTTGTGCTTGCAGACCACGGTCGGATCTACAGCATAGATGACTGCCTGCGCCACGTCTTCATAGAGGTCGCCCATGGATGCCCTCATCTTGCCCCCTGCGTTCTGCTCGGAGAGGTATTGCTCGTGAAGGGGTGCGATGCGCTCAACGTAGATGCGGTGCGCTTCGGTCAGGTTGTAAGGGGTGAGGGTCGTCATGCTTTGGTTGTGTTGTTGTGGATAGTCTACCATGAATCAGAGATCTTGGAGCATCTCATCCAACTCATCGGTGTCGATGCGTCCATCCATCCAACGCACACCGTCAGGGGTCATCTG